GTACCGAAACCAACGTCGGAGTCGCCGTCAACAGTGCCAAGGGCGTAATCGCCTTGATCGGTGAAGGAGGCGTTGGAGTTCTGAGCGGAGAATGCCGAATCAGGCTCGTTGAAGAATGCTTCAGTTCCGTTCTGGTTGTCGTAACGTGAACGCATCGCGAAGATGAGTCCAGTAGGACCGTTCATTGGTTGAACGCCAGCAAGGTCATAAGCGACCAAGTTGGGCATTGCGCGACGGATGAGGCTGATTAGAACGGGGTCAAAACCAGCAACAGGACCACCAGAGGCAGCACCGCCACCAAAGGCAGGGGAGGAAGCAGTTCCACCACCATTACCTAGTGAGGTGGTAGGGGGTGCTTCGGCGAGGAACGCACGGTCCTCTCTTAAAAATCTTTCTTGGTTTTCGAGAAGTTGGGCAGTAACAGCTCTACGGTGATTGTCCTTGATATTATCAAGACCTTCAGCTTCTAGTAGAGGTGCCCACTTCTTCTGTAATTGAGAAGAATTGAACATTTGGGGGTTTCCTTAAGGGGAAGTTTTAGTTAATTTAGTTGAACTGGGTTAGAGCGCGTAAGTATGCATCCATTGCTGGAGAAACGTCTTCGCCAACAGGGGCATCTTCAGAGATAACCTCTTGCGAATCTGTTACAGGTTTCTGAGCAAAATATGCTTCGCGAAGTGTAACAAGTTTTTCGCGATATTGTTCCTCACTTTCAAACTCAACACCTTCAGCAAGACCCGCTAACTTTTCCTTTTGGGAAAGGGCAAGACCTTCACATACGTCATCTAGGATGTTGTCAGAAACAGATTCGGAAAGACGCTTAGTTAAAGCGACATTGCTGTCAATCTGTTCGTTGAGCTTGTTTTCCATCTCATCAAGTTTAGAGACCATTGCCTCTAGTACATCGTATTTTTCTTCAGGGAGTTGTACATAATGTTCTTCAAAAAGTCCCTTGAGACCTGTCATAAAGGACTCCGAAAGTTCGCCACGGATACCGCTTTGGACTTGGAGTTCGTTTTCGTTGATCCATTCTTGAGCAACGTACTCAAGATAACCATCAACGCGCTCAGTAAGTTCAGACTTGATAGCTTCTACTTGCTCTACAAGTGTCTGCTCGTACTGAGATTCGATTGCTTCTTTAGCGGAAGCAATACGAGTTTTTACTACTGCTTCGAAAACAGTTTTTGCTTTTTCTTGGAACTCATCGGAAAGCTCTTCGCCTTCGAGGAGAGCAGCAACGTCCTCCTCCAGATTGAGTTCTTCTTCTGCTTCTACTTCTTCGTTAGCGCCACGACCATAACCAGAACTCTTTAGAGCACCGGGTCCTGGCATCGTGGTAGCAGCGGCGGCATTTTTAAAATGCGGATCGCCTTTCTGTGCGAGAGTAGCAGAAGGGGTCTTTAGTTTGTTAGACCCATCGTCTGGTCTGGAGTTGGTTGGAGTAGGACCGCCGAGATCTTCAATTGCTCCTGCATCAGGAACATAATTAGGTGCCTTAGGCATGGGATCGGCAGACTTAGCACCCTTCGTTACCTGGTTCTCCATCTCATGTAGTTCGTTATTAACGCTCATTTGAAGTTTCCGAGAGTACCTGAAATTGCTAGTATTATTTAGGGTTTAGATATTTGACAGGAAGTCTGCAAAGAGGCGCAATTTATTAGCCTCATACAGTTCTCTGTCTATCATAGTAATATTTAGAGATTCTTTAATCTCTTCACATTTTTTCTCGCGCAAAACTGATCCTTCCCACACCCACTCTTTGCCTTCCATGATGCCATTAACAAAAGCATCTGGGGCAGAAGGGTCTGCTACAATATCAGCAGCAGTGGCAAGCATGAAGTCTTCGCCAACATAATTTACACCGTCGCGTTGGACAATGGAACCCATACCGCGAGAGGAGACACCCAACTTAACCCCATCTGCCAGAAGGGATTCAGCAATCTTACCCATTGGTGTGGATAGGATTTGTGCCTTGCCGATAAAGTTATTACCTTCCTGACGCAGTTCTACAATTTTGTGAGAAACGCGATCAAGGTTAATCTGTGGACCATCGGGATGACCTAGTTCACCTAGTGCCCGACCTGTGGATACAAAAGCATCAGTATAACGCTTTACTTCGTTACACATGGTAGCGATTGGATAGCAACGCCTATTGCGATTGACTACCTCTGCTTGTAGAAATGGTCCCTGAATGTATAGGGTTTTCTTACCGTCTTTTTCTTCGGTAAGAATATCTACTGATTCGATTTCTTCGGAAATTAGTTTCATCCTACTTGTACCTCTTGAACGTAAGCGTCACATCCGCTAGAAGTTGCTGGATAAAGAACTGGAATTACGGATTTTGCTACAGTAGCAGTACCGGCAAATGCTCCGGCACCTGATGCATCGTGAGAAACAGTGATCGTCTGAGCGTACTCGTTAAATCTCTGTGGACTTGATACTGCGGTTACTTCTTTGTGGACCGCATTGTAATCACCAACGGAAGAACCGCTGATAGTTACATAATCACCAACCTTGATTTTGGTATCAGGATGGTTAAGTGTTAGAACTGTAGGATTAGCGGCAGTTGCTGCTGTCACCGTTGCATTTGCTGGATGACCTACACGAAGTAGTTTCTCGCCGTTCTTGTTTACGTGACACGTAACAAGACCAACACCACCAGAAGTAGTCGTGTTGCATACGCCGATGTGACCGCTCTTCTTTTCGTCAGTGACGGAAATAGAAAGGGTGCCAGTCTTGATTACGATGGCGTCCTTAGTTACAGCGGTAGCATTTGCTGATGCAAGATTACCTACATTTTGTACTGGACGGATTGGTTGTGATGCGCTCATTCTTCCTCTTGAGGTTCTGGATCAACTTCAGGTTCTGGTTGGATTTCGGTCTCAGGTTCAGTTTCGAGTTCTGCTTCTACCTCTGGTTCCTCTGGTTGCTCTGGCACTTCTGGTTTGTCACCAAAAAGACCTGCGGCAACTTCGGGACGCATGGCATCAACTTTTTCGCCTGCTTTAGAATAAAGAACACCTTTGATGTAATCGGATACTTCTGAAGGAGAAGCGTCACCAACCATTTTGTTAATCAATTCAGCAGAATCCATAATTTTTTATAAAGTGATGTATTTATTTATCAGTTAGATCTTTGCTTTTTTAATATCAATACCAGGAGACTCGGTTGATGACTCATCTGGCGCGGGATCTTTACCATTTTTTCCAAGATCAGTGTTGGCACCATTCAGTGACATTTGACCCTGCATCATCATTTGCTGAGTCTCCAACGGAACACCCGTGCCCAATGAATTCTCTTCCTCCATCTCAGAGTCCATCTCCATGATCTCCTCATCCGTCTGGCGAAGGATCTTACGTTTAACATAGTCCCTACTGTAGTAAGTACCTATGTATGGTTCGATCTGAACCATGAGGTTGAGACGCTCGTTCATCAACTCTGCCTCTTTAAGTTCAGCAAAGTGATTGTCATACAGATAGTCGAACTGGATGTGTTCGGACATCTGATCCCAATCCTCAGGGGTGACAATGTTTTTGAGGATTAGTTGTGTCTTAAGTAGATCGAGGAATAGTGAAGAAAACCGCTTGCGGAGACGACCCACAAACTTGGAGAACATAAGTTCATCACGAAGAATCTCGCTGCTTCTTCCGAGGTTAAAACCTCCGTCAGCGCCAATACGAGACTCTGGTACGTTAAGACTTCTGTAAAGTTTTTTCTGGAAATAATCTACGTCTGTCAGTTCACCCAGATTTTGACCACCTGGTAGTGTAGAAATTTCTGTTCCACGACCACCTTCACGCCGAGGCAACCAGAAGTCTTCCAGCATGGACATGAACTTCTTGTCGTCTTTGATCTCACCAGTGTTGGCGTCATACACCAACTTGTTCCGGTAACGACTCATGACATCGCGAAGATATTGCTCTGCCTTTACTTTTGGTAGATTACCAACGTCGATGTAAAAAATACGTCTTTCTGGCGCACGCGACATGCGATAGATAACCAGCGAGTCCTCAATCATTCTAAGTTGATTGAGAGACTTAATTGCCTTATGAAGATAAGACAATGTGATGTGCTTATTGCGATCTACAAGACCAGAAGTAACATGGCAGATGGCATCTTTGGCAATTTTAACGCCTTTGCCATGCATACTTCCATACTTCTGTGCCGTGCCCTGCGGATAATATGTGTAGAATTCTACGACTTCAGCATCTTTACCACCCTTAGAAGGATCTTGTAAATCCTGCATTGGAGGAGATATTCTGTTTCTATTAGCGTCCTCTTTGGGTTTGATACGCATCAACTTGATCTTGAGCGGATCAATATAACGCACTTCTTTTAGACCTTCTTGGGGTTTCTGAAGGTCAATTACTTTATGATAGAAAATTCTTCCGTCAACATACCAGTTGCGGAAGATTTCATGTGATTTTTTATCAAACTCAAGTGTATCTTTAATATACTTAAATTCGTTTCTAATAACCTTCTTCAGACTCGCACTGGTTTGGAGATTATCTAAATCAATTTCAATAGGACTATCGTTCAAATCTGAAACGATAGCTTCATTCACAACATGCTCAATAGCGGTGTCACACTCGGGGTGCAGCGCCATTTCGCGATACTTTCTGATAATGTCAAATTCAGTTTTGTAAACACCTTCGATGTCTACATACTGACCGTAAAAACCAGAAGAAAGATAATAGTCAGACCCATCCTCGTCATTAGGAGTGACGGGACTAACTATACTTTTTGATTTCTGGTCCTCATTATCAATAGAGAATCCAAAAAGTTTCGCCATTACATAAGGTCTTTTCGTCTATTTAGGTGATCAGACGATGGCATCTTGAGCATCCTTATCGAAGGCTTCCCAGTACTGGACCTGCAAGGTCACCTGGAATTCCTCAATAGTATCAGCAGAATCGTAAGAAAGTTCGATACCACTGACAGCACTTGGCCAACATCCATTCATTCTGTAAGAACGAAGAACTGGGAGTTGATTAGCGTTCAGTTCGCCTGGTGTCAATAAATCACCGGCACCACGACCTAGTTGATGAACAGTCCAATTTGCCTGATAATCAGCAGGGTTGATTGTACCAGAACCATCAGATACTTTGACGATGAAATTAGACCACTTCTCAAAAGCATCACGGATATTAAAGTCCCCATCGTTCATGATGGTGATTGTCCAAGGATCAAAGCGTCTGTCACCAGCAACTTTGAGTTGGCGTCCACGGAAAGGAACTACAACTTCAGCAATGTTAGAAGCAGGGAGCTGTGCTCCCTTGATCATCATGCGGAACTTGAGATCTTCCTCTACTGTGGAAACAGAGAGTTGATCTCCGATCGCTGTAGGGAAGTTAAACTCAACTTCGAACAGATTGGGGCGAGCGCCCCCTTGGACTAGACGACTCTTAAAATCGTCGATAGTGCGATCACCGATTGGTGGAATGTTACGGTTTAATGGCATTAGTAGTTACCTCCTGATCAAACTGTGCCGACGACTTCTGAGAAAGATACGCCTGTGCGTGTAGCAACAAACGTTAGACCGATGAAGTTGATCGATCTTGCTGGTTTTACAAAGATATCCGCTACAAACTCATTGCGGTCAATAACATCTGGGGTGTTGTTGGTATCGTCACAAACAAGTAGGAAGTCTTGGATACCACGCTTTGACTGAACGTCGCGTAGGAAAGGTTCTACGATGTTCACGAAGTTGGTTCTTGTACCAGCATCGTTGAATTCGAAGAGTTGAGCGTTAGCAGCGTTCTCGATTGCTTGCTCAATAGTGATGAACAATCTACGAACATTGATACGATCAAAGGCGCTTTCATAAGCAAGACCAGTCTTATCACCAAATAGAACTGTACCAGAACCAGGTGATGTGATTACTGGATTGATTCTGCTACTGTAGAGTCTGTCTCTTGCGTCCTGACCAGGATTAAAGGAAAGTTTTACAGCGTTTGCTAGAGCACCACGAGTGGTACCAGCAGGAGAGAACCATGGGAACTGATTGATATCAGTTCTTACCATTAGACCAGCGATATCGTTAGAAAGTGGTACGTAGTTAAAACGCTTGTTAAAGCGATCATAAGTGTACTGATAACCACTATCAAAGATGGCGTATGAGGAGGAACTTAGTGGAGCAAAGAACTCAAGTACATTCTTAAGTTGAGTTGCTGCGTTAGTTACGCCTACAACAGCATCTCTGTTTGGAGAGATCGTTGTAACACAATCCTTACGTGCTTCACAAATACTGATTAGTTTCTGTGCCTTCGCTTGTTCTTCTTCCTTACTCTTAAAGGCAGAACCTTGTAGAAGGAAACGGATGTCAGCGTTGACAGGATCAGCAAGTTTTTCGTAACTAGTTAAAATGTCACCTAGGTGAGCATCGTACTGACCAATTGTTCCTTTATAATCCTTACCACCAGATAGTCTGTAAGAAACAGAACCAAGAGAGTTAAAGTTAACGTTTCTTGCTTCCTGACCCCAGGCACCAGCAGCAGCGGCGATAGGAGTAACTCCAGTGCTGAATCCGTTTGCTAATGGTTGTGTGTTGCGGAAACTGTCAGCAGCATTTACTAGAGAGATACCAGCAAATACATACTCGGAGTTCTCAGCAAGATAATCTTTGTAGTAGACTGCCTTGTTAGGACTTACTTCAGTATCTTTTGCCTTGGACAGGTTACCGTGCTTCTCAAGGATGCTGTTAGGAGAACCTGATACATCACCGTCGGTGTCGAAAACAACAACGTTTAGACCATCGTTATCACCGCCTCTTTCTATTACATAACCATTTGTTCCTGGTTTTGGTAGTAGAGATCTCCAAGCAAGAGTGACATTATCTTCGCCACCGTCAGCAACAGAGGTTAGAGCATTTTGCTGACTATACCAGTCAGAAGGAGAATGAGCTGCTGTAGTGAAACCTAGTGGGTTACCGATAGAAGAAACGCCGATAGCAGAACCGGTCTTAAACTCTAGTTGGGAACCTTCTTGGTAGTTTCTTGCGGTCTCTAGACCAGCAACTACAACTGAGGTAACCTTAACGTCGATAAAACCAGAACCAACCTTGGTGATGATACCCTTAAGGTGATCGTTTACATCAGGAGTTCCGGTTGTACCGATACCGATGTTTGTACCACCTAGTTTCTGAGTTACCGCCATACCGACGATAACGCCTTTAGTACCGATGGCACCGCCACCGATAGCAGGGAATACACCTGCAGTATTAACACCAGAAATTCTTTGGTCAGCAGCGTTGTCAATAACGCAAACCTTTAGACCGTCACCCCAGAAACCAGGGTTCTTAGCGATCCAGTAGGCGCTTGTGATGCCTGCAAAATTGTTGTTGTAGTGATCTACATTCTCAATCGTTAGACTGGCAACAGAAGAAACACCAACAGCAGCGTTGGCGTTGACGAGCTCAGAACCGCTTGCTCTGACAACTTCTAGTTGACCACCATAACTTAGGAAATTCGAAGCAGCATACCACGTTTCGTAGTGATAATCAGTGGTTCCTGCCCCAGGACCACCAAATACTTCGACTAGTTGCTTTTCACTAGTGATTCTGGTTACTTCATTGACAGGTCCCTGTTTAAAAGGACCAGCAATACCAGCGGAGACGTTGATAGAAGCGTTTATCCCGCCTCGGGTTAGATCAACCTCTCTTACACTAATACCTGGGGACGATAAACGTAGTGCCATCCTAACTCCCGTATTACCCGTTTAGACTAAAACTATTTAGAAAAAGGGATGTTTTAATGGCGTGAATAGTGCGTGAACCCTACCAGTCAGGATACTCCCACTCAGACCGCAATTTTTTCTTTCTTTTACTTGTTACTCTTATCTTCGTACAATCCTTACACTCATAAGAATATGCTGATGGTGTGGTCCTATCATTTTTCGTCCTATAAAAATCATTTAACAGGTCTTTTTTCTGACCACAGTTTCTACATACCCTTTCAGTAAAGATTAAGTGATCTAGTAAGAATTGATCTTCAAATTCCATTACTCAAAAATCTCTGGTTAAGTAGTTATATTTAAATTTTGGTTTTAAATGTTCAATGTTACTCCACCTAGATGAAATAATTTTTTTAAATTTAACGTTTATCTCCTGTGCCATCGACATGCAGGTATCAATATCATTTTCATTGTAATTGAATACAATATATTGCCAAGTTGTTTTATTTCCCATAGAAGCACATCTCTTCATTATATTAAATAATTTTTCACCATCTTGATTAACTCTATACTTATTACTATCCGCAGGTAAACCATCAATACCAAATACCCATTCGACATCATGATTCTTAGTCATTAGAAACGCCCTAGTAAACCAGGATTGGGATCTAAAAGATGCCGCAACACTGATTACCAAACTAACATTTTTTCTAAGGGCAATTTTTAATAGATTAAAAAAATCATCATGATGTGTTGGATCTGATATTTGACCACACAAGGCAATTTTATCGAAGTAATCAGTTATCTTTTCCCATGACTCAATGTCTATATCCGAACCAGGAATATTTTTACTATTATAAAATTTTTGCCGAGTACAACCAGGACACCTTAAAGAGCACTTGTGTGTAAGATCGAGGTTAATACTTTTCTTAAGAGTAACTAATTTTTCTGTGCTCATGTCTATCACTACAATAATGTTTACAAGTTTCTGGTGCTTCTTCTGGTTTATTAATTAAAACATCAAAGAACTCTTGCCATTCCTCAGATTCAATTATTGACTCAATAGAATCTACATTTGATAGTTTAAATTTATCTTTGGTGAGAATTTTAAATTGTCCTATCCTAGTTGGGTGATCTACCCAACAACATGGTAACAAGTATCCATCAATATTAAATCCATAACACTGCTCACCGTTTAAGCATTTTGGATTGATCATTGGAACTCCCACATATATGACATGTCGCCATATTCATCAACCTTCCATATGTCACCATTGGAGTCAACCTCACCATCCATATCAGTTAGACCATCGCTAACGAAACCGAATGGTGACATATCCTGCTCAATTTGATTCTTCTGTTCTTCGTAAATTCTTTTACGGACATCATTATCCGTCATTTCTTTAAAATATTCTTGTGCTACTAACCACGCAAAGATAACCAGACACATTGCCAAATCATCATTACATCCTTCTTCTGCCTCAAACGATTGACGTTTTTGGATGAAGGTAGTAAGTTCACTAATCATATCATAATCACAAAGGATTAACTTGTCATCCTCAATCAAAGTCTTTAAGTTACTACAACCAACTTTCTTGACGGTAACACTCATTTTGACACCAAGTTGTGTCTTCTTACCTGAAAATCCTGTGCCAACAATCTGACCAGCACGACCTCGCATAGAACACATCAATACATTCTCATACTCCAAATCAAACTGAATAATTGAAGCAACCTGATCGCCAATATCATTGACCTCTGCTAAGATGTACGCATTGTTGTACGCCTCAGCAGTTTCTACAATGATGGTTGGAAACATCATTGGTTTTATTTCATTGTTTCTATATTTGCCAACCACTTTGTATGGAAACGAAGTGATATCAAAAACGATGAAAGCAGAGTAGTCTTTCGAAACACCACGGGCAACGTCCACTGTAATTATGTAATCATGATCGTCAATAGGCATCTCATAGATATTGAGACTACCATTAGTTCTCACTGGATCCTCATAAACCATTGTCTTCAGTTTAGAGGGTGCGATAAGTGTATCAACAGATCCTAAGAATTCGCACTCAAACTCAACCTTAAACTGCTGCTCACTTGTGTTAGCAATAGTCTGTGCTTTCCACTTGGCATCCCTGCCGGGGACTTCTGACCAGTGAACTTCTGTAGCAATATAATCGTTCTTTCCACGCTCAGCGTCATGCCAATAACGGTAGAAGTGATTCATACCGTGTGGCGTGGACACCATGATTACTTTGGTGCTCTGTCCAGACGAGATAGTAGGATAAACAGAGGCAAAGAATTCATCAGCAATGTGGTTCGGGATGAACGCGAACTCGTCAAGAAAGATGATATTATAGGAACCGCCACGAACAGCAGATGCAGACGTAGATGCGGCGATAATTTTAGACCCATTCTCCAACTCCAAAGAACCTTTATTCCAAGCAATAATACCTTGCTGCATCCACTTTGGCAAATTCTCGTAAGCGAGTTGTAACCTTCCCAAAAGGTCACGAGCAGTAGCCGCCTTGTTTGCTAGAATAGCGATATTGACGTTATCATTAAAGATAGCGTAGTGTAGTAGATACGATACACACGTTGTGGACTTACCAGTCTGTCGTGGCATCTTACAGATATTAAATCTGTTGTCATGAAAGTTATTGATTAACTTTTCTTGAAACGGATACATGTCAAATGGTACAAGACCGTGGTCAAGTGACACAATTTTAATATGTTTCCTAGCAAAATACACCGGATTGTTCTTACATTTGAGGAACTCAACAATCTGTTCCTCAGTGAAGTTAATCGGTGTATTTGCTTTTTTTAAATTTGGATTACCAAGATAGATGTCACCGGTCATAATTTAATCAGCAGTTCCACTTCCTAAGTGATTTATTAATTCTGCTATCAGGATCGTTAGCAGTCTTCTTACTAGTTAGTTTCTTTTTCATACCACTCATTCTTGCACAGAAGGATGCCCGTCTGGGATTTCCAACCTTCTTTGACGGTGCTTTAAGGTCAGATCCTGGATTTGCCTTTTCATAAGACTTTCGTCCTTTTTCGTTAAGTCCTCCTTCGGAGTTTTTTCCTGATTTTTTTGTCCATGCTTCTCCTTCATTTAACCCTTCCTCATCTGAGACGCAAACACTAACGATCTCCCTAAAATCACTAAAAGTGAGTAGTTCTGAGTCTTGGACATAACTCTCCTTCGGGTCGAACATGGCAGTGAAACCTGTAACTTTAGATTTCACACTTTGATATCCTTTTTTTACACCATCCTCAACACCACTTTTCTTCTTCTCCTTTTGCTTACCAGGTTCCTTCGGTTTGGTAGGTTCCTGTGGTTTGGAAGGTTCGGATGTGTTGGTTGGTGCTTTTGGTTCTGTGGGTGTTTGTGATTTCTTAGGAACACTAGGTGCCTGTTTGGACTGCATCCCAGCAGATTTTACGACAGAAGAACTTTGTGGTTTGGCAGATTTACCTACAACTTTAGATCCAGCAGCAACTGGTCCTTTCTTGACTTTGCCACCCACCATTGCCTTAGCGGCATCAGCAGTGACTGCCTTTCCTACCTTCTGAAGACCTTTCTTTGCGACTGCTTTTACTGCCATTTTACCAACAGCGGCAGCACCAGCAACTACAGGTGCGATCTCCTCAATATTTTCTTCCTTCGCCATTTCACGTTTTTTATTTTTGGCAGCGGTCTTAGATACTTCTCGCATCTTCAAAGCAAGACTGATTTTTCTACGCTTAGAATCTCTTCCCAAAGGTGGTTTTGTTTTGTCGATAACTCTTGCCAAATCTAGACCAATACTTTCATCGACAACATCTTCTTTTGCCATCTTTGTAGCAGTGGCATACATCACCGATTTAGCGTCGTCGCCATAACGTCCTTTAAAGTCACTAAAAGATTTCTTCATACCTTTGATGTACTTTTCTTTTTTGTTGTCTTCACCTTTAGTGAGACTTCTTTCGTCCAACATAAAGGAAACTATTTGCTATCATTATTTAGAAGACCTTGCTTCAGCATCTTCTGTAGATCAGCAGTACTACCAATAAACATGGTATTGTTTACTGTCTTGGGACTTTGACCACCCTGTGGTTTTTCTAGGTCTTTCATCTTCTTCTGAAGATCAATCAACTTATCAGTAACGTCACCAACAGACTTGATTAACTGTCCAGCAACCTCAAACGCACGAGGATGCTGACTATCTTGTGCTAGTTCTAGGATGCCATCAACTGCTTCCTGACCCTTATCAATTAATGTATAGAGTTGTGCTCTACTATATTCATAGTCTTTTTCGGGATCATCGTCTGGTTTGACAATCGCTTTAGGTTCTTTAGACTTCTCAACTATTTCTGCTTTCACGTCAAGTGCCTTATCGATAGCGTCAAATTGCTTATCCATCAGATGTCAGTTCCTTGAGAAGGACTGTAAGATTTTAGATCGCCAAAGAACTCAACATCGCTGTCAAAACCAAAATCGTCTCCGATCTCAATCAAAGCGTTATCATTGGCATTAATTAGATTTAAAACATCACCAACATCATGTGTGACAATCTCTGTACCATATTGTCCACGAGATACGATTACATTTGTATTGTCGATCTCCTCAACACGCATGACCTCTTTGTTGACCTGAATAAACTGGTACTGGACAAGAGCAGCAGAACTTGTTACCTTGAGTAGAGTCTGCTTAGGATTGATTTCTGCTGTCAATGTTGCTGTGCTATCAGAGTTGTAATCCTCAGTAGCAGTCGGAACAACTGAGTATCTGACTTCTCTTGGACCACGACGTGTTGTGGTGTAATCAATCTGAACACGCTTGATAAGACCACCAGAAGCATCTGTTGGGATTTCGCTGTAGAAGTATGTCTTAGCAGTAAAGTCTAGTTCGTAAACAATAGCACGACGAGTACTGAAGTCACCTTCATACTCATCACGGAACTGGATATTGTTTAGTGTGAATGGAATATCCTTCTTCTCATCATGACCCTCAATCATCGTCATAGTGACGTTGTATGCGGGTTGAAATGATGGTAAGATTTGCTCTAGGATTTGTAGAGCATCGTCCTGAATTTTAGTAGCAAAACTTAGACGGAACCCAATATCATATGGGACCGGCATGAAAACTCTTTTGATCTTGTTCTTACTACTGTCTGGAACAAGACAAAACTTTGTAATTGGCGATGCCTTACGAGAAGGATCGTACTGATATTTTACGATCTCAAATGACAATCTTGGCAACGTGATTGCTGCGTTGCGATCAAAATTGGGTTGCTGCTCAGCACGAGCAAGAAACTTCTGAATAGGACCATAAGCGATTGGCACTTTGATTGTGCTGATCGTATTATCTCCCTGCTTATGCTTTACCGAGATGTTATTAAAAAGCGTGCCAAATGCTATGACAGTCTTTCTAATAGTCTCGTTATAAAAGTAATTACCAAACATTAGACTTCACCAAAAGGATTTTGCTCAGTAAAGTCCAGGATCGCGTCTGCTTCTGTTTCGATCTCCTGGTTGTCTTCGTAAGCGTCATCATCGTCGTAGTTAACGTTATTTAGACGATATGCAATTGTCTCACTAGTAGACTTAGCAGTTCCCACAATGAGTTCGCCGATTTGGAACTTGCCAGTGAGGTCTTTTGCGGTAAGTTTTCCTGTTGGTTTGTTCCAAGTTGTGGCGTATGCTGTTGTTCCAGACGACACCCCACGGATAGTATCACCATTAAAGAATGTGCCTACACCAACGGTACCGGCAGCACCCACGGTAATAGTGGGAGCAGACGCATATCCATAACCAGCATTGGTAATTTGGATTGTGGAAAGTTTTCCGTCTCCCTGTAGAATGGCAGTAGCAGCAGCACTAACACCACCAGCGGGCGGAGCACTGAAAGAAATAATTGGGGGTACAATATAACCGTCTCCCTTGCTGGTAAGTGTGACAATACCGACGGCACCAGTGGTAGCAATGCCCACTTGGAGTTGAATACCTGAACCCTTACCATCATCAGTCTCAATACTGATAGCAGGTGTAGATGTATAACCAAAACCAGGGTCTGTAATCCTTACAACTTCTAGAGATCTAGTTCCATTACCATTAATAGTTGTAATACCAACAGCAGTGGCAAGTCTACCTGTTACTGGTGGAGAAATTCTAATCGTTGGATCTGCTGTGTATCCTGTACCTTCATGAATAATTTTAATTTCATGAACACCACCATTAACAAGACTGGTAATTGCTGTGGCGGTTGTACCAACACCTGACAAAGTTAGAGTTGCATTATATCCAATTGTTTTAAAGTCATCATCAATTGCACCAATACCCGTGATGATTTTTTCATCTTCGTATTCGAAGGGTTCGCATTTCAGTGTAAATGTATAATTCTCTTGTAGTTGATAGAAGTTACTTTCATGCTCAACATATTTTACTTCGAATAGGATATCTCCTAGCGGAAAGTAAATACAATCTCCTTCCAGTGGTCTAACTGGAACACTATCAAGTCCAACACCACCACCATCCCTTAGGATAGGTGTAATATATTCCTCAAAACGCTTCTGTGAGATGATAATATTCATCTCAGCAGTGGATCTTACTCCAAACTTAGTCAATAGATTGTGGTTGTCACCAAATCCTTGGTAGTTCTCAATATACCCCTCAAGAGGAAACGACTTCTCAAAACGTGAAGATGTTACTTCACGCATCACAGTTTTTCTATTGACAAACGTGCGTGGCATATAGACAAACTCGATACCATGCATACGAATATGTTCGTCTACAAGTTCCTGTACGAGATTTTGCTCGCCGTTTGATCCCTGAGTAAAGAATGGATTAAGCATTAGCCAATCATATCCAGAGGTGGCAGTTCATATTCATTACTCATCTTCTCTTCTAGTGCTTGTAACTCATTGATACCATCCTGATAGATCTCACGACCATTCATCTCAACACCACCGGGTAGTTTGACACCCTTAAACTTCATCATATTGGCACCCCACTGCTTTTTCAGTAGAGCAGTGAAGTATCTTTTCAGGAATATATCATCATATACCTTAGTATATTCATTTGGATCAAGAACACGATAGCACTGAATAATTAGATAATCATCTACGTCCATGCTATCGGCATCAGTGTCAATAAATAACCTATTTTGTCTACGGTTAAATCTAATTTGTTTTTCAGGACTTAAAATAAAATCAAGATCCTCAAGATATCTTTTAGTCATAGTATACCCCAACAATTCTACCGAACTGAAGTTGTACATCTCATTCAAAAACAATTGATATTGCACGCTAAACATGTTCGTGCTAATTGTACTATTATTAAGTTTCCATATTTTTTCTATTCCAATAACTGCATCGGGTATCTGAATAAAATTTTGGGTCTCTTCAAATGTAAAGGTAGATATACCAACTCCAGTTGTTCCAACACCAGTGATATTAGCTGTTGTGGATGTTGTAGTAATGCCAATGACATTACTGTCTCCTCTTCCACGAACAGCATTTAAGAAATTTTCACCAATCTTATATTTCAGGTACATCAATTCTACCCCATCCATGTGGCGGTTCTGATACATCTGGATGGCATCATCTACAAGATCTTCAATTTGCTCATCGGCAACATTAATCTCCAAGACAGGGTAAACCAACTGCCTCTTGGCATAATTAACCAAATCCAGTCTTGAAGCAGGTTTAGCCATATTTAGTCCTACTTTCCTTTATTTATGAACGTCTTACGACAACATCTAACTCGTCACCTAAATCTAGACCAGTTATAGGGTTGATAATTGTTATAGCAGGATTGCCAATAGTCCAATCAACTGTTCTTTGTAATAAGACACCGTTCAAATATACTTCCATATTATCCGAAGATGTATCGGAGTTTGATGGAGCAAATGATGATTGACCAGCAATAGCAGTTAGTTGGTCTTCTGCTTGATCCGAACAAATATCAACCTCATCACCATCAAGACAAGCTTCAGTCAAAACAACAGCAGAAGATGCCTGATAGTCAATATCTCTTCTAAGCCTGACTCCATTGAGAAAAACTCTATAATTCTTAGCGGCAGCAAGATTACCAGCAAGCGTAAATGTTGTTTTGTTCTGTGTTGATGTAAAAAATTCTTCTTCAAAGGTGTGACCAAAATAGACATTGATCTGTACATTATCACCTGCGGTAAGTCCAGAATTAAAAGTTACTGTTCGTGGTGCTGATAATTGATAATCATTAGAAGCACCTAATCTTTGTTTGACACCATTTATACTTACCTGTACAGAGAATGCAGTTGCCTGTTCACCGTCATTAAATACATTGGGTGCAATAAATGCAGTTTGTCCTTGGGTTGCTTCGGTGTTAGATGTACTAATAGTTGTAGCACCACCTACAGCACCTGAACCGCCTGAGAGTGTCTTGAAGGATAGTGAACCATTTCCGTCAGTAACCAGTGCCTGATCTTCACTCCCGTCGCTTGAGGGGAACGTAAACCCTGATATAGTGCTTATACCACTAGAGTTTATGTTGCCAGTAACACCATGATTTGCAGTTAGTGTTCCAGCAACCGTTGAGGCACCTGATACATTAATATTATTTACTTCAAAACCTGTTGAATGTAAATTTTGAGTATGAAACTGTAGTCCCTGAGAATGACCTAATGTTAGAGCAGTTCCAACTTTAACTGTATTATTAGTGCCATCTAATGTAAGTGAAGAGGATCCAACAGTAAGAATACCGACAATCTTTACATCACCAGAATATGATAATCCTACTCCTACACCGGTTTCTAACCATGGGTTTACAGTTGTCGTTGTTGTAGCGATACCAACGGAGAACTGATCTTTTACAATATAAACTTTTCCGTCGTATGAGTTTACTGCTAACTCACCGCGTTCTAATTGTGATGGTTGGGGAACTTTTCCTACAACGGAGGAACGTTTTACCTTTATTACCGGATTTGCCATTATGCTAAAGAGCGAAATGCGTGTAAAGACACGTCTTGTATAAGAGGTATTTAGGTGCTATAATTAGTATGAGAAGGAGCATCTACTTGAAGAAACTTGTTATTCTTACAGGTCCACAGGGGTCTGGTAACCATCTATGGTCAAAGATCTTCTCTCTGCACGAGGATGTATTTGGTTGGAAAAGTCTTCTCAACAACTACTGGGAAGCACATCGAATATCAGAACCGTTTGCGGAGTGTTGGAAGAATATAAAATTACTAAAAGACTTTGACTGGGATCAGTCAGATTACTTCTTCACCAGTATCAGTGTTCCTCTAGGAATTAAAGGTCAAGGTACAAAGTGGTGCCCTAACGTTCCTGCGTTTGCACAAGCAGTTGAGGACCTTGGTATTAATGTAGAAATCCTTGTTATCGGAAGAGATCAAAATATCCTAAGTTACCAACAAACACGTCTTCGCGAAGAAAGCACTGTTCGCCATTTCCTAGATCAGTTACCACACATGGGCAATGTGACTTACTTGAGTTATGAGTTGCTATATCTTTATAAGCAAGAATATCTAAAGTCGCTTAAACTTAGTATTCCTGTTGCTTGGTATGATGAGCGTATAGATGTTATTCTAGAGAAAGACGCTAATAGTAAATAC